CGCTCAAGCGCCATTTTGGAATCGTGCTTCGTGAACATCTTGTCGTACTGAGATGGGATCATCTCGTACTTGCCTTCAACCCCACGGAGACCGGGGAGGAGAAGGTCTTTAATCGCTGAGAGATTAACAGCCATTGGTCCTTACTCCTTAGATGCCCGTAAGATTGCGGGTTGTCACGTTGTTGAACGAGACAATGACGTAGTTGTAAGCGCCAGCCTCAGTGCCAGCAGAGCCCGGAGGCTGCGTGACAAGACCGACGATACGGAACGGAAGGGTAGCAGTGGTCGGGCCAATGCTGGAGAGGTATGCACCAGAGATGCCGTTGGCAGTGTTGCCAGTGCCGATGGTATAGCCAACGGTGCCGTTAACATCTGACTGAGCAACGCCTGTCGCATCCGACTGAACGAGGAACTTAGCGTTCGGATCGTTGATGATGTAGCCAGTCACCGTGTTGGTGGAGGCAACATCAGAGCCTGGCCAATAGTTGGACCAGACGGTACGCTTCTGCGTAACCGAGAGATACTGACAGCCGACGAAGATACCAGCAATGCCAGCAGCCGCAGTCGTGCCATCGCCCTGAATCACCTGACCATTAGCATCGGGTTCAACGGGGTCGCCAAAGAAAATATTCGTCGCGTTGTAAGCGATCTGGACTGCAACCTGTTCATAGGTTGGGGCAGAACCAGTGCCGCTGTACTGACGGAAACCGAAAGGCGCGTTTGCGTTCGCCATGACGGTGCCTCCTTTTTACGGGAAGTCCCATCATGCCACACCGGGGGCACTTAGAGACCGGGGAAGTAGTGAACCCCTCCACGCCGGGGGAGGGTAAAAACCCAAATTGAGTTCTATGAACCAAAAAATACTGCAATTACTCAAAATGTAAAGGGGGACCTTTCGGCCCCCCAATTTATTTAATGCAAATATCAGGTAATTAGTCTTTTGGAACGGCCAAAGGCTCATAACCTTTGGAAATTCTGGGTTTGACCTGATCGTGGTTGCGATGACCGAGACCGCCTTCTGGCGTTCCTGACAATTGCTCTTCCTTGAACCGAACTTGATTACGGGCTTTTGCAATTTGAATTGCGCGAGCTTCATCCACAATCACAGTCGGACGCTGCATCAAGATCATGCCCTTACGCTCAATGACCGGATCATGCCCACCCAGAGGCATTTCTTCTGGATGACGAGCGGTCGGCACTTCTTCCCAGCCCTGACGGCGCAGTTCCGTCAAGTGAGCATGGTTAATGGCGCCCATGACGGACTTGGTTTTCCATTCATAGGTCCAGCCATCCGGCGCACGGGGCAGCTTGAACTCGTCAACACCGTCATCATCCACTTGGTTGGAGCGGATTTCGGCAGCGCGGCGAGCAGCAGCGGCGCGAGGATCTTCTTCACGCATAGGGGGCCTCATTGGCGGGCGATCAACAATAGGCTCAATGGCAACTGCCTCAACCACTGGCTGGGCTTCTGCCTTAGCCTTCGGAGGGCGACCTGGGCGCTTGCGAACCTGATTTGTCACTGTATCAACCATTTATATTCTCCTTAGTTGGCGCGATTACGCTCTTGGATCATCAGTTTGTAGTATTCCACCTCAGACAGACCGCTGATTTTGGCAGCTTCAGCCTGTGCTGGAGTGAGACGCACGACATTTGGACGGGTGCCGGGTGCTGATCCTGTCCGTGAAACCGGAGCCGCAGGAGGCGACTGGCGGCGAACGGGAGCCGAGGCTTCCGACAAAGGCGAATCGTTGTCGTAGTCTGGTTCTTGACGTTGACGGGTGTCTTCCCGACCAATGCCAAGGCGGTTTTCCACGAAACGGAAGTATTCGTCTGATTCGGGACGGATACCCATGTCCACCGCATCTTCATGGGCGCGGCCCATCATGCGGATAGCACGTGGGTCTTCCAGATGATCGCGGTTTTGCTTGATCCACTTGGCAGAAAGCGGAGTCACGCGGCTCGCAATATCATCAATCATATCCCCAGCGCGTTGCGGCGGAGCTTGCTGCTCAATCTTTGGCCGGTTCTTCATCTCATGGAAGCCCTGCTCAAGCTGAAGCAGCTTTGCAGAGTTCATAGACATGACTTCTTGGATTTCGGCAGCCTTGTCGTAGTCACCGACAGACATTGAATCCCGAAGATTAGACTTCAGAATTTCCTGATCGCGCTTAACCGTATCAATCGCAGTTGTAACCAGCGTCAGATTGCTGTTTTCAACGTCAGAAGATGCTTGGTTGGCACGAACCGAAGCTTCATAAGCCTCTTTCTCAGCCTTTTTGCGAAGACCTTCTTCTTTCTTCAGCTTCTTTTGAAGCTTTTCCAGAGCGGCCTGTACATCGTCCTCCTTCTTGGTCTCAACCGAAGGCGGTGCGTTCTCATCTACAATCTCAACGACAGCATCATCAGGGATGATCACATCATTTGTTGTGTTTTCTTCACCGAGATTAAGCTCAATTTGTTCTTTATTATCAGTCATTTCATTCTCCTTACCAAACGCGATCTGGGTGGTCCACACGACCACGCACATTCACATCGTCAATCATGCGGCAAATGACGCCGTTGATTGTGATGCTCCACCCATCGCTGGGGCGGAAGACGATCCAGTCGTTCGTGTTGATTGTCACGCCGTTGAACCACTGACCAGTATTGTCATCAAAAGCCATCGGTCCTTTCTTGAGGACCAAACCGACCTTTGACTGATATTTGTCTTCGTCGCGGTGAGCATCAGGCATGTAAAGGCCCGATTTTGTCTTCTCTGGGCGGAGATAAACTGCGACCAAAATCTGATTGTTGAAGACCTCAACTTTGGACAAATCACCCATTTCTTCCATGAGCTTTTTGCGCGGGTCTACATCATGTTCCATAAGCATTGCTGGCATAGTTATCCCCTCTCTGTCCTATTTGCGATAGAATCAGCCTCTTCCATGAGCCTTACAGCCGTTTTGAGACCGTCTATTAACCCTACTTGGTGTTTGTAAGCCAAAAAGTCAGGGGTGCTTAGGCCAGATGCTAGGTTTTCTTTAATCCTATCAATCTCTTGCATTAAGAGCTTGTGAAGCTCGTTCTGGTAGAACGCTTGATACGTCAGCATAGACACCCCCTCTGGTGCCCCCCTCTAAGATAGGTGGGACGGGAGCCAGAGGGGGCCAACTCCCGTCCCGATCCGCAGAGCCCAGAAGCTCCCCGCAGATCAGCCTTTACGCTTCTGGATTTCCGTCTTTTCCAAACGGCCCATGCCAGAACCGGAACCAGCGTCCATGTCCTTGTAGGACTTGTACACCTTACCGCCCGCCTTGAAGGCAGGAGCGTCTTTATGCAGTTTGGCAATGTCGGTCTTTTGAAGACGACCTTCACCACCACCCGAACCAGCAGTCATGTCCTTGTAGGACGAAGCCTTAGCCGTCAGGCGACCACCCGACTTACGCGGCATAGGAGCCGGTCCAGGAGCAGGACCAGCGGGCATCGGCATAGGCATCGGCATCGGAGCGCCACCACCCATCGGCAGACCACCGGCACCCGGCGGCGGGACAGGAATTGGCATACCCTTCGGGCCACCATCCATGCCAGGAGGCGGACCCATCATATCTTGACCGGCTGGCTTACCAGCGGCGATCACGATGTTGATGTTTGTCTTGCCTTTGCCCTTTGTCTTGCCGCCCGTAGCACGTGCGATACGCCCGCCGGGGACAACACCGGGAATTTTGCCGGGATAGCTGGTGCCGGTGAAGATACCGCCGCCATCTTTGCGGGCAGCGCGCTTGGCTTTGCCGCCTTTCTTAAAAGACAAATCACCGCTCAAAGGGGCCGTTGTTTCACGTTCCTTCTGAAGCCAGCCAGACCGATCATCTTTGTAATCACCGGGCGAAAATTTAGTGATTTTTGTTCTTTCAGCCCATGTTTTGGCGTCTTCCGGAGAAAGACCCGAAACGCCAGTTGGGATTTTCTTAACAGCAACGCCGCCGTCTTCACGGCCCTTGCGAGCAGATGACTTAACCATCTTCTTGATGAGAGCCATGTCCTGCTTCACATCATCATGCTTGGCAGTGCCGCCTTTTTTGAGGCCGATACCACGTGCAGGAGAAATAGCGCCCCTCTTGAGGCCAGTGAAGCCCATGGTTGCAGCGGGAACGCCAGCAGTTTCCTGACCGCGCTCAAGAATACGCTTGGCCCCAGCCATAGATCCGCCAAGGGCCTTCTTGACCTTGCCGCCGCTCTTGCGACCAGTCACGCCATAATTGCGCTTGGCTTCTTCTTGAGCTTCATAGGCGCGGTTCTTGCGTGTTTCAGCATCCATGATAGCCCGCATACGCTTGGCTTCAGCGGGCGTGACATCAGGCATCTGCTGATAAGGAGCGGGATCTTCCGGCGCTTCTGGCATCGGCATCGTATCTTCTTCAAGAAACTTGCCAATTTCATCAACAGAACCGTCAGTTGCATAGCCCTTACGCTTTGCAGCACCGCCGCGCTTCAAAGCGCCAACATGCTTAACGCCGGGACGCTCTTCATTCGCGTCTTTGACGTTGCGGTTAATCTTAGCAATCGCATACTGCGTGGCTTCTCCACCAGATTTGCGAGGAGCCCTGCCAAGGTTGGTCTTTGGCTTGGAACCCATAACCTTGCCGCCCTTTTTGAATGCACGGCGCGAGACCGGACGAAGGCCAGTCTTGGCTTCCGTGTTCAACGGTTCTGCGGGGGTCCACGTGGACGAATCAACTTTCTGGTGTGGGTCGGCAGTCGTCATTTTTGACGCTTTTGCCTTCATGGCCGCACGGGCCTTTTTCGCCATGTCTGACATGCTTGCTCCTAGCTAGGTTATTTCGGGCGTCCCCGACGGCTCGCGGCCTTTTTAGATGTTAACATAAGAGCTTTTCCGACGATAGAGCCACCCTTTTTATACGGTTCTGGGAATTGCATTTTTTGGCTTTCCTCCAAAGTTTTGCTTTGGGGGACTAAACGCATATCTTCCGGCAACTGCTCTCTGATCCCCTTCATGAAGCGCATATTGTCATAAGGGTTAACATACCCATGTCGCTCTTCAATCAGGTCTTTAATTTTTTCCTTCATCGCAGGATGTGGCGCAAGCTGAACTAAAGACGTTGGCTGGCCAATAGCGTCTAAAGCCAATGAGCGATGCCGACCTTCATGACCGGAAATAAAATGCGGAGAAACTGGAAGCCCAGGCAATTCGCGTACTTGCAACCATGGGACATCACTAAAACCGCCGCTTCTTGCAATATCTGCAAGCTCGCCAACGTAAGAAGCTTTTGGCGAAACAGCCAATGGACTAGCAGCTTTAAGAAAATCAGACGGCTTCATTGTCATTAAAAGCCTGTCGTTCTCAGTAAATGCGTTCCTTAAAGCCCTTTCTGTATAAAGGCGATCAAGATTTGGAATTTCATCGGCAGCACGCTCAACGCGGCGCGCCATTTCGGCGCCACGCTCATTTGCAACATTTTGCATCAGTTTACGGATCGGCCCCGATCCAAGGACAGCTTGCCCCGCAGAAGCAGTAGCCCCACCAACGCCGCCAGTCATTGCGGCTCCGGAGAGGTCTAAAGCCTTTTTAATAGCCTCATCACTAATGCGCTTTTCGCCTGTTTCAGGGTCAAAAGTATAAAGAGACTTTTCCCCCGTATGAATGTCGTGCGGATATGACACCGTATCAACAATAGCATCTGCCATTTTGGACGGATACTCTTGCAAAAATTGGCCTAAACGCGGGTCAACATCTTCTGGTGGCGTCCAAGATTCAGCTAATGCACGGGGCGTTAATGGGCCACCGTCAGCATAATGGTGCCGCCGCTTACGGGTTAAATGAAGCGCATGATCTACGATGAAGCCACCGCGTTTTTCTCCGCCGCCGCCGTCACCTCCACCGCCACCGCCCCCATCACCACCACCACTGTCGCCACCACTACCGCCACTATCTCCACCACCGGTACCGTCCCCTCCTCCATCATTGCCGCCACCGTCATCACCACCGCCGTCATCGCCACCATCATTGCCGCCGTCATCATCACCCTCAGAATCATCTTCTGAGTCAGTTTCTTCATCATCTTTATCGTTCATAGCGTTAAAGGCGCCACGGCCAAGCATACCGCCAACAATTCCACCAATTGGACCGGCAATAGCAGTGCCAAGCAAACCGCCAGCTAAACCGGCACCAAACCCACCAAGAGTTGACCCAAAACTCCCCTTTCCGCCTTCAGTAGACTCATCCGTTGTTTCATTTGTTGTGTTGTTAACTGCTCCACCTGTGATGTCAGGACCAACCCCACCCATACTTTGAGTAGCACCTCCCTCACCCGCACCGCCTTGATAGATTGGTTGATGCGTAGCAACCAAATCGGTTTGATCGGATTGAACGGCTGCAGGCTTTTCTTTTACCGGATTCAGTGGAGACTCAACCCCATTATAAAATTGATGCTGCGATAAAGGAGGGATATTGGTCATAGAAGGTTGCTGAAATGGACTAAAAGCAGCCCAATCCTGCAATGACATAGGAAACCCGCCATCAGCATAACCATGGCGCTTTTTAGCGACATACAGTGCGCGCTTGATGGCTCCCTTTTTGCTCATTTTAGCGCCCGCGTGTCAGCATGTGGTGGATGATCTCAAGAGCTTTATGGATTGCAGCGTCTTTACCGCCGACAGAACCACCCTTAGCCTTGCCCTTTCCTTCATCTTCCTCAGATTTTTTAGCCGCACCACGCTCTGCCATCATAGCTTTGTCAGCACGGACAAACATGCCGGGATCACCGCTTTTGTTGTACTCCGACCAAAGCTGCTGTGATGTCATGCCAGCGTAGGGGTCCTTAAACGCATTAGCAAAGAAACCTTCGCTTTTCTGAGGTGCTGCACTAAACGTTTCTTCACGACGAGCAGGAGCCGGACGATTTTTGTCTTCCGAAAACCGCATCAGATCAGGCGTGTTAAACTGCATTGAGTACGGGACAAGGCTGGTCTTAGCCAACTCAACAATACCGGGATTGACTGTGCGGTCACGGACATCAGCCGGAACAGGCGCTGCACCCCTGTTAGGACGAGCAAACATTGGAAGGGAAGAAGCCCCGCCAATGGGCGCATAAGCAGGAGCATTAACCCGTGCTAAATCATTTGGGTTAACGCGATCCACCAATGAAGGCGGTGTTGCAGGAGCGCCAGAAGCAGCAGGGGCAGCAGTGGGCGCTTCTGGGTCAGGTGCACCCATCTCATAGGTGCTTGCCGAAGGACCTTCTGGTCTCGTACCCCAGCCAGGAACGCCATCTTCTTGAACGGGCGATGGAGCGGGTGCTGAAAGCGATCTTTGAAGCGGCATAACGGGATTTGGGAGCCGCAAGCTCCCGCTTGCCCTTGGCCGACCAGAATCATCACGAATTTGGCCCATATTTGTAAGCGTATCTAACATGGTACGATTACGGAGAAGCTCATCTGCATAGTCTGCGGGGTCTTGTTCTTTCAGAGGCGAGCCGTAAACAAAAGGACCAAATGCAGCTACGCGCTGTTTAGCACGTTGAAGAGCTTCCAACTTTATATCGTGGTCAGGATCTAGATTAGTGCTTGGTTTTCCTAACATGCTTGAATATTGTGGCCTTGACGCAAAAAAATCTTTTACTGCGCGGCCAGCTGGCGTTGTAGTAAAAAATGAATCTTGAGATTCAGCGTTTTTAGCTGCTCTCAAATTTTTTACGTTGGCATACTCTTCGGCATACGCTTGAGCAGCCATCCGCTTGCCCATTTCAATGTTTGCCATACGGGCAGCTTTTTCTTGGTTTGGCTCTGTTCTAGAATAAAAACCCATCAAGCTAGGAAGGTGTGAAGGTACATCGCTTACGCTTCTAGGAGCCCGCGCTTGATTAAGCGTATTTGTGGCAACCCTAACAGCTGGGTTTGCGTTTGCGCCTTCCCTCTGGCGAGCCTGTTCACGAAGCCGCTCTTGGACGGTCCGATCAACTTCTTCGTTCATTGCAGGAGCTTGATCAGCTAACACATTGCTTCGGATCGCTGCACGAATGGCCGGATTAAGATCACGGGTAACAGCTTCTACAGCGTCCTCGTAAGAATAACCCTTCTCATTCATCAAGCGCCGAGTCATGTTTTTGGCGACTTGAAAATCTGTGAATTGTTCGGGGTCCAAAGGCATCAGAGTTCTCCGGTCTGCGTCCCGTCCAGAGTAGGCTCGTTACTTTCAAGCCGCTGGAGCATTTGTGGGTCAATAATCTGGTTCACGATGCCAAGACCCTGCGGGTTTTGGGCAAGTTCTTCCGCCATACGCATGGCTGCAAGGCGCTCGCGGCTTTCGCGGTCACGCTTGCGGTTCACAGCATCCAAGAACGCATCTTGTTGGCGCTGCTGGATTTCCTGCTCACGGATTTGCAGTTCCATCATTTTGGCAGGGTCGGCCCGACCACCAAGCTGCGAATCACGTTCCATCGCCAAACGCTCTTGATCCAACTGGATCTTGGCAGCCGTTTCCTGAGCGCGGGTCTGGCTATCCATCATGCGGGCTTCAGCAGAAATCTTATCATTCTGCATATCAGCCATAGCCTTGATGAGTTCTGGCGGCGGGTTAGCCTGTGCCTTCTGCGGAATCATGAACTGCTGCGGGTTAGACCAGCCAAGAGCTTGTAGAGCCGCCGTATCAACCGCAATCGGGTCATAGAGTGACGGGTTTGTCGCCACCAACTGCTTCAGAGCCAGAACCTTCATCAGGCGCTGTGTTTGCGAAGATGTGTTTGGGTCGGCCTGTGGAACCAGATCGCAATCTTCCAGCGCCTTGAGGAACTGATCTTCATCCCACTGATAAGCAGGGCGGCGGTTACGCTGCCAGAAGCTCTCAGGATGCTCCTTAAACTCACGGGCAACCAATGCAAACTCTTGCGACTGAGCATTGTGCAGACGCTTGTGAACCGAGTTCAGAACCTTCTGAGCTTGCTCAATCATAGCCAGTGTAGTGCCAACCGGAGCGTCAGGCTTGCCTTCAGTCACCATCACTTCTGATGTGCCGCCAACACGCATACCTGTTTCAGCAATCTGGCTGACAAGGTTCATCAATGCCCCAGATGGCTCCTTGTACGGGAGCGGCATGATTGCTTGCGTGATTGGCATACCATTAGTTTTAACAAGCGCGCCTCCGCCAGGAGGGACGCGAAAGATATTTGTATTCTGACGCGCTCCAGTGTCGGCCATAAGGAAGCCGGGGAAATTGTTATACATGCCCGCATCAAGCAACTCGCGCCACGCAGCAGTAATAGCATTAGTTGTGTTGCCCAGAATGTGCAGAAGTCCAATATCATAGAAGCCCATCCCAGGGACAAAAGTGTACTTGATGAAGTTTTGACGGGCTTCTGGAAGCTCTTCCGTCAACTCATCATAGTTGCGAACGATGGACAGGATTTCCTTTGACGAAACGTCAATCGTGACGCGATACGGAATTTCCAGACCCGTATCTTTGCCCTTCCAAGTGTGCTCAAAACCGCGAATGTTCAGCTCGCAATAGCACTCGTAGATCTCGCGATCACGGTCTTCTGGATTGAACGAGCTTGTCTCAATGCCTTGCTGCGAAGCCTTTTCGCGCTGAACACTATCAAGATTGATAAAGCCCGGAGCAGACAACGCAATGTCGCGATAAACGCCCAGAATTTGCAGACGCTTAACGGTTGACGGGCGCATATACGAGCGGTGCGTAATGCGCTTTGCATTGGAGAGATCGGTGGCTGCGTTGTTGACGATCAGGTCATCAGCGTCCACGCTTTCAGACACAGGCCGGTTACGCAGCGGGCAAAAGTAAACTTTCTTGAAGCTTGTCCCGCCAAAGCCGAGCATGAGCAACATGCGGTCGGTATCGGGGTAATACTCTGTCGCGATGCTGGTCAGATAATGGTTCATGTCTTGCTCAAGCGCGTTGGCAAGCTGATCTTGAGCTAACGTAGCACGTGTGCTGTCGTTGCGGATTTTAACCGGGCCATCGGTCGGCAAAAGTTCAGAGCGGGCATTGGCTTGGAAGCGCAGCACAGCTTCAAGAAGAAGCGGATGACGGACTTTGCTCATGCCCTCAATCGGGGCGCCATCTGATGCGCCTTGCAGACCGGGTATTTCAATCTTCAAACCAAGCAGCTTGATGCCTTGAGCACGATCTTCAATCCAATCCTTGCGAGACTGAATATCGTCATCAATGCCCCTGATCAAATCACCAGAGATGCGAGAAAGTTCGGCCTCGTCAATCTCGTCAACAAGATTGCGGAACCAGCTTGTGCGGTCCTTCTTGCTTTGATTGTCGTTGATCGGCTTCCCGTCCAAGGACACGGTGATTGAGCCATCCGGATGCTCAATACGGAGAATGTTGCCATCCTCGTCTGTATTCACATTGTCGGGGCCGTCTTCAACGATCTCAACCATGACATCGGACTCAGGAAGCTGGTCCTCCTGCGGACCATCCTGACGCAAATTTAACCCAAGTCCCGGTGTCATCGGCATAGTCTATTCCCCTTGGGCTGGCAGCTTTTCCATTTCCGCGACAAAGCGCCTGATACCCTCTTGGGCAGCAAGTGTATCGGATTTGGCTTGAATTTCATAGACGCGAGTATAGTCGTAAGGCTCTTTACCCCAGACCTCCACGCGAAAGCTCCCCAACCCGATAGGGGTGGCTGGCTTGAGTATATCAACAACGGCATTAGCAAGAACCTGAGACATTTCCCTGACCTTATTTGGGGAGGTGCGCTGATTATATAGGGTAAAGCGGGACGAAGCTATTGCCCCTAAACTGAAGTTGCTCCTCAGCATCGGCTGCCCATTCCGCCCCTCTCACCAAAACGCCAATATCGCGCAAATGCCGGATAGCCATAGACACAGTATCAACCAAATCGTCGTGCTTGCCTTTGGGGAACTGTCCGACTTGGGTGATAACCATTTCCGCCCACGAAGTATTTGGCGCATAAACCATACCTTCCGCAAATATATGTTGGACCGAGTAGAGGCGGGCCAGCTTGTCCTGCCCTTTGGGGTCCACCAACTGCACCCCAAACTTCTCATAGGCGTGTAAGCGCCTGATTTCTTGGGCAACAGAGTGACCGGCCGCTTTATTTTCAATCAGAAGGCTGTCCACCTTCATCTGGGCGCATGTCTGGGAGACTTTCGCCACCAAATCATGCAATTCGTACCTTCCCTGCCAAGCATACATCATCATGACGCGAGGATGGCTCTCCGTGAACCGGCGATCAGCCCCGCCACCGACCTGTTTCATGTTCTGGGCGACAATATCTCCCGAAAACACTCCCCAAATGGTCAAAGCAGAGGGGTCATTCTCTGTTTTGGTCGTGTAGGCGGTGTCCAGAGAGGCAATAATCAGATCCATGGACGGGTAAATGGATGAATCCCACGGTTGCCACCATTCGCGCTTGATGACACCACCGCCTTTTGGCTCAGGGCGCTGTTGAAGCTGGCCAGCAGCGGTCCAAGGACCCATTTGGCGCTCCAAAATCTCCACTTCGGTCTCGCCAAACCGTTCCGGCCAAAGCAATTCTCCTTCACGCTCCTCCAAAATGACCTGAGCTTCGGGGTATGCGGGCAAACGCTCGCCATCATCACTGATTTCCACCAGCGGATCGCCGTCATCATCCAACCCACGGGGGTCATCCCAGACCAATTCATAGCCTTCGGGGTCAATTCCCAGCACGGTATGGCTGTGGCGCTGCCATTCATAGCGCATAGGCAAGCAAAGGTGGGTCCACTCGCCCTGATCCTTGCTTGTGATGTAGCCCGTGAGGTCCTGTTCACTCAGTCTCTGCTGAATGATGACGAACGCACCCGTTTTCGGGTCGTTCAGACGGGTGGAAAGAGCCGAGTCCCACCACTCAATGGTAGATGTAATGGTGGCCTCCGAGTAGGCTTCCTGTGCAGCGTTCGGATCGTCCACCACGATGATAGAACCGCCTTCACCTGTGAGTGCAGACCCAACGGACGTTGAGAGACGCGAGCCATTCCGGTCATTATCAAACCTCGTCTTGGTGTTTTGGTCGCCTGTAAGCTTGAAACGCTCGCCCCAGAGGGACTGATACCACGGGCTTTCAATCAAACGGCGGCATTTAACCGAATCACGCAGAGAAAGCTGCTGCGCATAGGAGGCGTGGAGGAATTGAACGCCGGGCCCAGCTGTCGGACTCCACTCACTTTCGGCTCTGGCCCAGACCCATGCAGGAAACGCAACGCTTGTGAGCGAGGATTTTGCGCAGCGAGGCGGGATGTTGATGATGAGACGGCGGATTTGACCGTCTGAAACAGCTTGAAGATGCTCTGCAACCGCTTCAATCGGCCAACCAACAGTGAATTCAGACGAATCAATGTATCTCCAGCCCTTCTGAAGAAACGTGTAGAGGCTTTTCTGGCAATCTACACGCTCAAGTTCGCGCTCTACGTCCTCAATCTTCAACAGTTGGCCGTTAAAGTTAATGTATTCTTTCATTTGGCTCGGGCTTTCTCAACGGCTTCTGAAGCATCATAGATAAGATTTGGATCTTCTTTTCCAATATAGGCTAAAACTTCATTGAGAAACTCAATCTCATCTACGATTTCGGCCCAGATAGTCTGCCGAAACCCGTAGTTCTTCCCAGCCTGAGCCCTTTTGTCTAAGACATGGATCATGTTGATGAAGCTGAGTTCAGTCAGCATCTTTCTTCTCCAATGCAGCGCGGGCAATCCCACCAAAATATCCGTCAAAGATGGTTTCACCACGCGATCCATCGGCGTGGCGTGTTGTTTGAAGGTCTTCTTTAATGATCTTTTGAAGCGCCGCCTCCAATGCCTTAATCCGATCAATAGCTTCAAACGGCGCGTTGGACACACAACCCATACGTTTGTCATTAGGGTTCATTGGTTTCCAATACCAAAGGATGTTGCCGTTAAGCTCCCGCAGCAATGGGTCAGGTTCGTGCTGGCTGAACAGGTCGCTGTAGTCATCCATCTTTCTTCTTCCCTAATGCAGCGCGGGCTTCATCAAGCCAATCAAATAGCATGAGATCAACATGCTCTGAGCAATCAACATCGTTCAATGCTTTGATGATTATATCTTCCAGTTGCTCAATGCGGTCGGCGGCTTCACCGTAAACCCACGGGTGGAATATGGCATCATTTAAGTCAGCATAGCAGCGCAGCCGCTTCACAAGATCATCGGTCATATCATTCCCCTCACTTTGTGCCGTTAATATCTATACGCAACTGAACGGTGCGTTTGATCGCATTGTCTGGGTAAGCCCTGCTGATGTGATAGATTGAGTTCATTTGCTCAACGGCTTTTCTAATTTTGTTGATAGATGACTGATTGTTGAAGACATAATTATGCTCATAAGACTTTAGCCAATCGGCTGTGCGTTTGATGGTCTTTTCTAAATTTGCCAAGTCGCCATCCTCAATTGCAGAGACGGCAATCAAAGCTTCAAGGTGTGGGTTCTTTGTTGGGCGATTGTATTTGTCTCTTTGCTCAATGCCATCTTGTGCGGATGCTTCCCGTGCAAACTTTCTATATAAAGAAACTTCACTGACTGCCCACTTGATGTAGGAATCAAATGTGGTTTGCAATTCAATGAGGAATGTATCTCTCTTATTCATGTTATTTCCTTTCCAGTGATTTGATGAGTTTCCGTATTTCATGCACCGACATTCGGACTGTTTGCACTTTTGTCCTGTTGTGATTGCCAGCTATGCACAATCGCGGGTAGCCAGGGATTTCAAGGAAGTAATGATCTTTCTTCTTCACAATCTCATACGGGACCGGAATTTCTTTCAGAACTGTTTTGATCTCAGGCTCTATGTGCATGTGACGCTCCGCGCATCAATAAACCTTCTACGTGAAGGCATGTTGAGATTAGCATAGTTTAGGGTTTACGCAAGCACAATTTATGCTATTGTGTTTATGCCTCCGGTGGGTCCCGTGCCGGATATGAGCGGCAGCCTGTATTCGCTTATGGGAAACGGGATTTAATACTAAGAGGGGAATACAATGATTAAAATGAATAAAATTATATCAACACTGAACAAGGCCATTACTAAGGCTGGCGGAGCTGTTAATAACGCCATTTTGGAAAATGCTTTGAAATCTCTTGGGTGGCATGTTTGCCCGCCAATGGTGTGGCAACCTATAGAAGCCGCGCCAAAGGATAGATGGATTTTGGCATACCAGCCACATGGAATGTTTGCCGGTAAATTCTATACAGGCGGCCATTGGTATGTCTGTAAGTGGGCAGCTATGGATGAATTTTGGTATGACAAAAGCACAAACGTTTTGGAAATTCAGCCTGGCGAAGAAGTTGTGACAACTTTCCATACATGCATACCAACTCATTGGATGCCTTTGCCGGAGCCGCCAAAATGACTGAGGCTGTCTGTACTCTAATCGTCATGGCTATATGGGTCGCGGTATGGCTCATGGTTTTTGATTCGTGAGTGGCCCACTAATCATCCTTGTGGGTCTGATTTATGGGTATATCTCCATAAATCAGTACCTACTTGGCAATACGCCGATGGCAATCATTTATGCAGGATATGCCTTCTCAAACATTGGTTTGTTCTTAGCCATCAAATAGTTGTCACAGTTTAGGTGTATAGTATCATCATGAGGCGCGGCGAGGCCCATCATGATATTAAGCCCACCAGAGTTACAGGCTCTCATCTTGAAGATGGGCGGCATCAACAAAACCGCCTATTACTTGGGTAGGAACGAGAGCACAATCCGGTCTGTTATTCTTAAAAACAAACCGTTGAGAGTTTCTCCTCTTATTGAAAAAACCCAGACGCTAGAAGAAGAAAACCGGCTGTTGAAGTTGGCTATGGCCAATTCCAATATCCCTGCCAAACCAAGAATTGTCATGGGCAAGCAGAAGTCCATGACGATCTTGGCAATCGGTGACAGCCACGACCAGCCCAACATTTCTAAAGACCGCTTCAAGTGGATGGGAAAACATGCCGCCGCCATGAAGCCGGACCGGATTGTCCACATTGGCGACTTTGCTTCATGGGACAGCGTATCCATGCACGAAGAAAGGGGCTCTTTAGGGTACTCTTTAAGACCCTCTTTCAAGACCGATTTAGAGAGCTGTGAAGAGGCCATGTCGGCCTTCTACAAAGAGATGAGCTATCTGGACATCCCGCTGGATATGACGGCTGGCAATCACGAAGACCGGATCAATCGGTTTGAGAACAAGAACCCCGAAACTGTTGGAACCCTGTACACCCAGTTTGAGGAGATGTCGGCCCGCTATCGGTGGCGCATCCACCCCTACGGGCAGTGGCTGATGATTGATGGTGTCGGGTTTATCCACGTTCCAATGAACATCATGGGGCGTCCCTATGGCGGTCAAAACTCTGAAAACCAGATTGCCAACCACGCGACACATTCCATTGTCTTCGGTCACACCCACAGGTCCACATTCCGTAAGGTTCCGAAGATCGGCATCAACAACTCCATTGAGGTTCTCAATCTGGGGTCAGCCATGCCGGACGGCTATGTCGCCAAATATGCGGGTACGGCCACGACAGGCTGGTCCTATGGTATCTACGAGCTTCAGATCCAGGCAGGGCACATCCTGCAATACCGTCACATCTCTATGAGACAATTAGAGGAGCAGTATGCGTGAGCGGTCTACATCCCGAGGAGCAGCTCATTGAAGAGCTAAGGTTGCTATTCCGTATAACGTATAGCGGTATGGATACAGAGTTCCGCATGGCTGAAGAGTTGATAGCCCTAGCCAGAGAGTTGGACAGGGTGGAGGCTGAGAACAAGGTCCTACGCGATGACAGGCATCACGCCTTTTATCGCCAGCAAAGGAGGTCGTGATGTCTGATGATGATGACGGAATTGATGACGGCGCCACAATGCTGGACCTCAGCGATCTGGACCCGACAGCTTTTGAAGACTTCGTGGCCCAACGCGCCATTGCCTTCTGCTACCTGGTCAGGGTCTCCGACATGACCAATGACCAGACAGCCAAAGAATTGACCTTCACCATGATGCGCAAGGTCAACATGTCTATCCGCACCCCATCTACAGCCGACCTCAAGGTCGTGGATACCAAAGGAGGCAGCAATGAGTGAATGGAAGCTGATCACAACCGCCCCGAAGGACGGTACGGAAATCTTCGTGTTCTGGTACGAGTCAGGTTGGCCGATCATGGCGCTCGCATCTTGGGACCCGATCCAGTCCGGCTGGTATGACGGGGAATGGGATGTATGCCCGACACACTGGATGCCCCTGCCAGAACCACCAGCGGAAGCAAAAACAGACTTCGGTGCATAGCGATTTGTGCTATACTAGGCGCTGAGGGTAATTCCTCCGTAGCCATGCTAAGTGGCCCAGAAAGCCGTCAGTGGAAGAGACACCCACTGGCGGCTTTTTCTTTGGCAGGGACCCAGAGAAGGTAAAGGGGACCCATAGGGCATACACACCTATAGAGAGATACCTAGAAGGGGACCCAAAGGGGGGAGGGGGTAGGGGGGTACCTATGTCCATATAGGGGGAGTAGGGGACCCTTGGATGTTTCACGTGAAACAGGGACCCATTTATAGATTTACGGAAAATTGGGAAAATCACGGGGCGGGGATTTGAACCTTAGACATGGGGGGCCTCTTTGTATTGGGTTGCCGTGGTTGGTTTGGGCAAGGGACCCCAAAATGAGCGCCGCGCCCCACGCCGGGCCGCCCATAATGAGTTTGCAAACTCAGAATGGGTTTGAGAACCCGGAATGGGTTTCATCCCCAGGCTTGGGCGCTACTGCTCAATATGGGTTTAAGCTGGTTGGGTTGGCACGATCCTTGCCCAGCCGCAAAAGTTTGTAGGATTCACTCGGCCGCCCATATTGGGCACAGACTCATTTTCGTGGGTTTTGGATCAATCCTACAAATTTTATGGCTGATCCTCTGCCTCGCGCCATTCCCCATCCAGTGCATCAGATGCTCCAGTGCGCGCCGATTTCAGCGCAATGCGGAGAATCTCCCTCTGCTCATCTGAGAGGGAGGCAGCATCAATCGTGACGGCAGCCATCTGGATGGGCGCGCCATTGGGCCCAGAGATCTCCACTCTTTTTGTCTTGTCTGCGAAGGCCCTAGGCTTCAACCGTTCGGCATACCAGCGCCATGTGTCACTCGCGAGCTTAGCGGCCTGCACGCGAGCCGGATCAATCTTCTCAGTCTTATTCTGCTCTGCCTCCTCCAGCAGGCGC